TATGATCAATCCGTATTCTTCTCTCTTGTCAGAGATCTAAATGGTCTGATAGAGAAATTAAATACCACCTTTCAAGAGGAGAAGACAGATGACAATGACGCTATTATATTTTTCTTAGGATCATAATGGCTAACGTATTTGTAAATAAAAAAGTAGATTTAACAAGCAATGACTCTGCGACCACTCTTTATACAGTGCCATCAGCAACAACTGCCATAATAAAATCTATAATAGTAAGCGATGATTCTGGTTCTGGATCTACTATCACCATAACTTTGACTAATACTAGCAGTGCTGTTTTTAGCATTGCACACCAAAAACAGATACCAGCTAATGAGGTGGTTCAAATTTTAACACAACCATTAGTGGTTGAAACAGGAGAGATTATAAAAGTCACTCCTGCAGATACAAATAGGCTACATGTGATACTATCTGCCATGCAGGTAACACCTAGAACGGTTGTATCATAGTCTTGATTTACTCGTAAAAAGCGAGTAATAGTATAAACTCAGGTGAGATTCCTGCCTTTTAGTATAAACAACATTTAACATATATGATTAATAGAGCAAAAATGCCAAGACAGTTACGTGATAAAGGTGGGATAGCGAGCGTTACTCCAAGAGAAAAGTATGGTCTTGGTAGTAAAATAAAAGAACGATTTAGAAAACTTATACCAAATGAATTAGCAGACATTGCAGTTAAGGCTGCACCATTTGTTGCACCGTTTAGTCCTGGCGCTGCCGCTTTGATGAGAGGCATAGGTAGATTTGATCAAAGAGGTAGTATTAGTGATGCAGTAAAACAAGGAGTTGGAACTTTTGCATTTGGTAAACTTGCAGGACAAATTCCTGGCACACAAGATTATTTTGGAAGAGGTATGGAAGGAGCTAAACAACTTGCAACTGATGTTAGACAGAGAGCAGGTAGTTTATTTGAAGCTCAAGCAAAGGATCCTAAAATAAAAGATCCAACAAATATGATACCTCAAACTCCTAAAACAGGAATTAAAGGAGCTATTGAAACAGTATTAAAAGATTTACCAAAAGGTATTAGAGGACAACTAATAGCAGGGACAGCCACAGCAGGTGCTTCATTGTTAGCTAGTTATTTTCAAGGAGAGTTTAGAGAACAAGAACCTGGTGAAACTCAAGATGAATATTTAGAGGCAAGAAGACAGAGAGTTGGTCAACAGATGAGAACATACATGGATAGTTATTTTAAAACAGATCCAGAATATGCTGCTCTAGATGATGCAGGTAGAGACGCATTTGTTGCTAGATACAACTTAAAAGTAGGTGGTATGCCAACAGGTGTCATGAGAACCAATAAAGCTGGAGTCATGGAACGAGACTACAGAGACAAGGGTGGATTTGTGCCTGTGGGTATCAAAGAGAAAGCAGATGACGTGCCAGCCATGTTATCTAAGAACGAGTTCGTATTTACTGCCGACGCGGTTCGAGGGGCAGGCAACGGCAGCATTGAAAAGGGAGCACAAAAGATGTATGATACAATGAAAAAATTAGAGAAGAGAGTTACGTAATGGCTAATGTTAGTTTTGAAGATTATCTAAAAGAACGAGAAATGCTAGATAAAAAAAGAGGCATGGAACAATTAATGAAAGAGTTTAAAGAAGACATGCGTAGAAAAAAAGTCATGGAACAAAAACAAATGGCATCAGGTCCAGATTTAGAAGATTCTAGAAATGAATTAGCTTTAGAATTATTTGGTAAAGAATTAAGATTATTAACACCTGAAGAAATGGATATACTTAATGAAGAAGCTGAGAGACTTAGTCAAAAATTTATGGCAGATGGTGGTAGAGCAGGTTATCAGACAGGTGGTGTGTCAGTATCAAGAGAACTGCCACCAGAGTTTATAGAGGCAGCACAGAAAACATTTTTAGCAGATCTAACAAGACAAGCTGGGTTACCAACTGTCACAACAGCAACTGCAAAACAACCTGGTGAGACTGATCAACAGTTTGCACAAAGACAGGCACAAGCACAACAATTTCAAATCACAAAAGCCGGCATGGCAGATGTTGCACCACAAGTTGCAGATGAAACACAATTACAAAAAGATGCAAGAGCCATGGCTAGTGGTCTTGGATCTTTCCAACCATTCTTAACTAAAGCAGGAACAGCTGCAGATGCAGCAACAGGATTGACTGGTACAGGTGCAGGGACAGGAGCAGGATCAATTGCATCATATCAATCACCATATCAACAACAAGTAATCGATGCGACACTACAAGAATTTGATAGACAAAAACAAATACAAGAAAATCAACAAGCAGCAGCCACACTAGGTATACCTGGTGCGTTTGGTGGTGGCCGTGAAGGTGTACAAAGAGCCGAGTTCCAAGCAGCAAGCGGCAGGAATCGAGCAGCACTACAGGCACAACTATTACAACAAGGTTTTGAAAATGCAGCAGCAAGAAGACAACAAGATCTTGCAAACCAAATAAGTATATCACAACAACAAAGAGGACTTGGTGCAGCAGCGCAAGACTTTAGTAGAGCACAGATATCAGGTCTTGGCACATTAGGTGCAGCACAACAAGCACAAGAACAAGCTGTACTAGATGCTCAAAGACAAGCAGCACAGATGGCTGTTGATGATCCAAGAAGAAGATTATCTATGCTAGGCGCAGGCATCACGCAACTAACTCCTGGAGCAGGAGCTGTAAGATTAACTGATGCACCAATGGCAGCGTCAGCGAGTCCATTAACACAGGCGTTAGGTCTAGGTTTGGCAGGAGCAGATATATACGGAAGAATATTTAGAGGAACTAATTAATGTCTAGAGCTTTAAAAAGACCCATGTTTAGAAGAGGTGGACCAGCTAATGATGGTATCATGTCTGGCATTGAAGATAGAAAAAAACTAGCTAATGGAACTGGTCTTGATGTAGACAGAGCCAGATTAGAATCAAGAGCTATAGATAGAATTATGAGTGAGTTAGCACCAATACCAAAAACAAGATTACCTCTTGGAACAGTTGGTATAGCTTTAGCACAAGGCGCACCAATTGTAGATGCATTAGGTGCAGGTTATAAAGATTTTGTAAGAAGAGATGACATAAGACGAGCAGCTTTAGCCAAAAGAAAACAAGCAGCTGTATCAACAGCTTTAGGATCACAATTAGGTAAAAGAGGTCAAAGTAAAATTGCATTAGAAAAGATGATAGATTTATCTATTAAGGCTGGTGAATTTCCAGATACTCCTGAAGGAAGAAACCAAGCGTTTAAAAAATATAGTATGAGCGCAGGAGACATAACAAGAGCATCAACACCACAAAAAATATTAGAAAGATTTAAAACTTTTTATGCGGGAACTGGTGGAACTGAAGCAGAGGCAGAGTATGATATTTTAAAGGATGAAGGAAGGCTTAAAATAGAGGGCACAGATTTTGGTAAAAAAGATTTAACAGTTAGAGCAGATAGAGAAGATATTACAGATAATGAAAATTTTGGACCTGGAGATGGATTTGTAGACATAGGTAGTGGTAAATTATATGTCTTAAAACCAGGTGGAGATAAAGAATCTTTTACAGCAGAAAACTACGAGATTATAAGTTTAAAAAGTTTATATTAGGAGGTTAAATGGCTAAAGATATAGATGCATTTGGCTACTTTGACCTTACCCCACAAGAAAAAAGTTCAGAGACAAGTCACATTACAGCAGCCATGGCAGGTATTGCATCTGGTGTTATAAAAGTTCCAGAGGGTGTTGTATCGCTTGGTGCAGAATTAATTGATCTAGGTTTTGACACGGACATCGCTGCTAAAGTTGAAAAAATTTTTGATGAAATAAATATATTTGAAGAAGTCGCAGATGACAGAGCTATTGGAAAAATTGCAGAAACTTTAATACAAGTGGGTGTGCCTGGTGGTATAGGTTTTAAATTAGCGAGCGGTGCTGTTAAAGCAAAGAAAGCAGGAAACTACATGAATGCAGCAAGTGGTAATTTACAAAAAGCTGCAAAAATGGCAAATGATTTTAATAAAAAATTACCTACAAGAAAATTTGTAGCTGGCATGGCAGGTGGTGTTGCAGGTGAAGCTTTTGTTGCAAACGTAGAAGAGATAGGAAGTTTTGGTGATGTATTTGAAGCAGGTCCAACACAATTAGAAGAAACCACTGATGAGGGTGGTAGAGAAGATGCTGGCAGAAAATTAATGAACAGATTAAAGTTTGGTGCAGAAAGTCCTATAACTTTATTAGCTGGATACGGTGCAGGTAAAGCAATTAAAGCAGCTGTGCAACGTGGTAAGAGGATAGAATTTAGTAATTCTAAATTAGATAAATATTTTAACAAAATATTTTCTGCACTACGAGCAAGAGGTGCAAAACCACAAGAGATATTTGAAAGCAAAATGGCAGAAAAAGGTGCGATCATGAGTGACACTAATAGAGCCATGGAGTTGGTTAAAAATATAGATAGACAAGTTGATAGTATATTTCCTATGTTTAAAGGTTCTTTTGATAAATCAAATATAAGAACAAGAGCAGAAATATATAAAACATTAAATGATGTTTTATTTTCTGACAATATAGGTCAAAATATTTCTAAAAGTAATGTTACAAAGGTTACACAATTTTTAAAAAGTAAAGGTGCTAAGGGTGATGCAATTAATGAAATATTTAAATCTTTAAATGGCGCAAGACAAACTTTTACAGAATTAATAAGAGCGTCATCTAACGCACCAAAAGATATAAAAACACTGCAATCTTTAATGGGTAGTAGAGTAAAAGACTATCTTGGAAACACCTATAGAATATTTGAAGATAAATCTATTTTACCTTACATGAGTTATGCCCCAACAGAAGAGGCGATTAAAAATACACAAAAATTTTTTAAAGATTATGCAGCTAAAAATGGTAAAAAATTAACAGATTTTCAAGCAGAGACTATGGTTAATACTGTTATTAAATCAGCACAAAAACAAAAAGGACCTCCAAGTCTACCTTTTAAATATGTTGACGACACAGCTGCAGATGAGGGACCAGAGCTAGACAAATTTTTTAAAAATATATTAACTGATCAAATTAAGCCAGAGCGTATTCTTGCTGAAACAAAAGGCAAAGACAAAGCTACAATACAAGCATTATTCGGTAAAATGGAAGATCCCAGATTTTCTATATACAACAGCATGACAAAATTATCTGCCATTGCTAGAAAAAATGAATTATTTGAAAAGCTAGCTAAACAAGATGATGCTGTAAAAAAAGCAGTTACAAAAAATACACCTGCAGGTGCAAGAGGTTTCTTTTTTGATGATGCACTGGAGGCAGCAGAGGCTTTACCAAACCAAGATATAGTAGAGTTAGATAAATTTCTTTTACCATTTTTTAAAGATGAGTTTACAGTCAATCCATTAGCTGGAAAATTTACCTCAAGAGCTATAGCAGAGGGACTTGGAGATTCTCAAAAAGCATTTAAATTTTTATTTGAACCCTCAGAGGATTCAAATATAGCAGTGCAAGGTGCAACATGGGCTTATAGAAATTTAGTTTTATTTCCAAAAGCAGCATCACAAGTTGCAAAAACAATACTTGCACCAGTTACACATTTTAGAAATTTATTTTCTGCAACAGGGTTTTCTGCAGCAAACGGTATATTTTTTGAAAATCCTGCAGTTGTAGGTAGAGCTTTTGCAGATGCATTTGGACCGTTACAAACAGGTGCACCTATAAAAAGAGCAATAGGTAAAATAACAGGTAAGGGTTTTGATGAGGCTGCTGCTAATAGAAGATATAGAAAACTTTTAGATCTTGGTGTTGTAAACTCACAAGTTCAAATTGGTGATGTAAAAAATCTTTTACGTGATGTTAGGTTTGGTGAAAATTTAAATCTTGAAAAACCATTGGAATCTATGATGAAAAAACTCACCGCTGGCACAGCTAGAAAAGCAAAAGGTTTTATGAAAGGTGCAGAGGATTTATATACAGCAGAAGATGATTTATTTAAAATTGCTAATTTTGCTGTTGAAAGACTACGTTTAAAAAATGCTTTAACAAAAGCTAATAGAACTTTTACAGAGGATTTTTTAGATCAAGAGGCAGCAAACATTGTAAGAAATACTGTCCCTAATTATGCATATGTTTCTGACACTGTTAAAGCATTGAGACGTTTACCACTTGGAACATTCATGTCATTTCCATCAGAAATATTAAGAACAACAACTAATATTGCACAAAGATCTTTAAAAGAAATTAAAGATCCTGCATTAAGAAGCATTGGTATTAAAAGATTAACTGGGTTAGGCACAGTTTTATATCTCGCACCAAATGTAATACAATCAGGTTTTCAAATCGTTAATAATGTTACTAACGAACAACTTCAAGCAATGAAACAATATTTACCTGATTGGTCTAAGAATTCTACAATTATACCTATTAGATCAAAGGATGGTGAATTAAAATACGTAGATTTTAGTCATGGTAACGCTTATGACGTAGCAACTAGACCTATACAGACCTTAATTAATGAAGTGCAAAGAGGAATTACAGATGAAGAAGTGTTAATGAAAGGTGTATTACGTGGCATGACACAGGCAGCAGGTGAACTTGCATCACCATTTATATCAGAGGCAATATACACAGAGGCAATGTTAGATATTATTACAAGAAAAGGTAGAACAAAAGAGGGTAGAGAACTATTTAATGATGAAGTACCGTTTGGTGAACAAATAGATATTATGGTAAAACACTTAGCTAAATCTTTAGCACCTCTTTCATATCCACAACTAACTAGGTTATATCAAGCAGCTGCTGATAAACCATCTAAAAGCGGTGAATTTTTTGAACTGCCAGATGAGCTAGGTGGATTTATAGGGTATAGAACAGTTAAACTAGATCCTATAAGATCAATTAATTTTAAAATAGCAGAATATGAAAGAGGCATTAGAAATTCAAGAAAATTATTTACGGGAGGAGATCAAGGTGTATTAAAAGGTGGACCTAAAACTCCTAAAGATGTTATTGAAAGATTTTTTGTTTCAAATAAAGCAAGATTTAAAGTTCAAAAAGAGATGTTAAAAAACATAGAGGCAGCAAATATTTTAGGAACTGACATGAGAAAATTTGGTCAAGAATTTTCTGAGAGAGGTCTTGGTAAAACTTATGGAAGATTAAGAAGATATGATTTTGACCCATACTTTCCATCAAAAGACATATTTAGAGAGTTTGAACAAATATCTAGGAGAATAGGTGAGCCTAATCCCATGAGAGCGGCACTGGGAACAATTAGGTCTATGTCTAGAAAATTAAATCGTTTAAGATTAGATGGTGAATTTAATTTAGATCTTGACGATTATTTACCTGATACAGATCTGTTGGGACAAGCACCTTTACCACCAACACCAGCAGTAGACCCAGCTGTTGTGCAACCAGTTCAACAAGCATCCCTGTCACAAACAGGACTAACACCCACAGAACAAGCGTTGCTTTCACCTGAAGAACAAGCTATAAGACTAAGACAGAGAGGAATGGCCTAATGGATGAAGATGAAATTTTACAATCGATTATAGCAGACCCAAAGCTAACAGATCCTAGTATTGATGTAAGTGGATTAAAAACAACTACACCTACAAGACAAGAGTTACTAGCAGATGTACCTGAGTTTTCTGGATTACAATTTGATCCAACACAAACTAGTTATATACAAGATTTATATAAGCTTTATAGCAGTGGACTACCCATGATAGAACAAACACCAGCTGCAGCACCACCAGCAACAGGTGGTGGAGGAACAGGCGGCGGGGGTCAGGCGACTACACCAATCACTACACCCGTAACTACACCTACAACAGTGGGTGAAACTGTAAATGTTGGCACTCCTCTAACACAAATGATCACTGATCCAGTGACTGGACAAACACAAACTGTTAAACAAACCATGACATCAGATCCTGCTTACACAGGGACTTTATCTGATCCTTTCTTAGCTTCAGGAGCAGCGGGAGGCGCGAGTCTAGTTAGACCTACAACAGCTACAACGACATTACCTTCAGGAGACGTGTTTGCAACTGATGATCCAATGTTACAAGAAAAAATAGATTTTACACCAGAGCAACAGGGTACTATTCAAAATATACTAGGTCAAGCAGGTCAAACTGTTAGTGGGGCACTATCTGCATTTGGTAAAATACCAGGAGCCATTGTAGATGCAGCAAATCAAACAGTAGATTTATTTGGTAAGAAAATAAATATAGGTAAAACTTTAGCAGCAGCTGCCATTAACAAAATAGCAGGTAGCCCTGTGAGTTTAATATTTGAAGCAGGTAAAGCATTATTACCAGAAAGAGACCCAAGGCAAACTAAATTAGAAGAATTATACGACGTTAAGGACGGCACAATACAAAGTGGTTTGATGAAAGGTTATAACCCTGTATCAGGTAATCCTTTAAACCCTACATTTGGATTACAAGATGCATACGACAAAAGAATTAATACGATAGAAAATACATTAAAAAGTAAATATAACATGTCAGATGCTGAAATAGCAGATGTTAAGGCAGGTAGTTACAAAGGTGATGTAGATACAAATCTATTAGATACATTAGTTGATCTTGAAGATGCTAAGAAGAAAGAAGCAGATGTATTAGGTATTACGTCTGCAGAGGATAAAAGACAAGGCGAAGCAGAGATGAGACAAACGATAGCTGATGCTGAACGTGACTTTGATGCTACACCATCTCAACCAGTAACAGGAGTCGAGGGACCACCTTCTCAAATATCAGGACCACAAGTTACTACACCAGCAACAGGCGTCACGCGACCAGGGACAGGCACTGTTTTAGGTAAACCTGGTATTGAAAGATTTGATGATGCAGAGGCAAGTATAGACATGTTTAAAGATACGGCACCAATAACAACTGGAGGACCACCGAGTGTATTATCTAGACCAACTCCAGATAATATTCTAGCGGGCACAGGTGATGCTTTTAGTTATTTAGATGATGTAGATTTACCATCAGGTGCATCAAAAACAGGGACTCCTGTAGATGCTTTAAACCCTATTAATAGACAACAACACTTTGATAACACACAAAAATTAAAAAATGCTGTAGCAGATGGTACAATTTCAAATGAAACTTATAACAGATTAAGCGCTTTTGATGCAAGAAAAACAATGGGGTTAGGACCAGTGACAGGCACAGGTGCTTCAGCTTTATATCAAGGAACTCAATCATTATTTGGAATAAGTGAAGCTGTAGCCGATCAACCATTTGGAGAAGCAGTACAAGACACTATTAGAAACATTCAAGGTGTATCAGGAAATATAACGCCCGAAGAGCAGGTGCAGTATCAAGAAATAATTAGTGGAGAAAAAATATACAGAGATCCTATTTTAGGCATGGTAGAACCACCTGCACCAAAAACTTTAGCAGATGATTTTGGAGATGCTTTTGATTATTTTGGTGATGTAGACATCTCACAAGATGCACCACCAAGAACAGAAGAATTTGACACCGCTGATTTTGGTATAACTACAACTGGAATAAATCCTTTTGAGGAGATGGAAGATTTTACAATTGGAACTTTAGAGGATGCTGACAATTTATACGCAGACGCAGGAACTATTATGTCAGATGCAACTGTTTTAGACCCTGCTAATGCAATATTTGGACCTGGTGCTCAATTGTTAGATTATGATGAACAAGTAAGCCCTGGAACAATAAGATCAGGAATTGAAAATATTGATCAACCTACAACAATAAGATCACCTTTTGAAGATGCAATATTTGGACCTGGTGCTCAATTGTTAGATTATGACGAACAAGTAAGTCCTGGAACAATAAGATCAGGAATTGAAAATGTTGATCAACCTGAAACAATATTTGAACCCACACCTACACCAACAGTACCTGACTTTATAAGTGGTGGTGGCAGAGATAGAGACCCTGATCCTGCACCAAGCGCACCTGTATCAACTGCAGGACAAGCCGGGCCACCAAGTCAACGAGGCGGTGGAGCGGACATACCTGATAGAGGTAGAGGAACTGTATCAACGAGAGGACAAGCTGGACCACCAAGTCAACGAGGCGGTGGCGGCGGTGGCGGCGGCGGTGGCGGCGGCAAGATCGTCTGCACTATGATGAATGAGTCTTATGGTTTTGGATCTTTTAGAAATAAGATTTGGTTAAGACACTCAAAAGGTTTAGCGCCAGAATATCAAAAAGGATATCACAAAATATTCTTACCACTTGTAAAACTATCTAAGAAAAATATTGTTCTTAAGAAAATATTAGAACATATAGCGGTGCACAGAACTATTGACATTCGACAGGAATCAAGAGGCAAGGTGCATTTACTAGGTAGAGTGTACAGAAAAATATTAGAACCAATCTGTTACTGGGTGGGTAGACATGACTAGAAAATCAGCATTACAAAAAATAGAGGACCATGAGAAACTTTGTAGAATAATGCAGAGACAGACTTTTGAACAGATCAAAGAAATGAAAGCGCAGATCGTTAGAATAGAAAGACTTTTGATTGGTACGGCAGCTTTTATTATAATTAGTTTGTTAGATAAAGTTCTTTAGATCCAAGCTTTTAATTCTTCACCCATAACCTGACTTGCAATATTAACTTTCTTACGTAAAGCTTTTACGATTCTCTCATCAACTGTATCTTCACAGATGATATCTATATATGTCATGGGTTTTTCTTGACCAATACGATCTATACGAGCTTCTGACTGTTGCCTTTTCTCAAGGTCATAACCATTAGAATAGTATATCATATTACTAGCAGCTGTGAGTGTGATACCATAACCACCTGTCTGCGGTGTGCCAACAAAAAATCTACATTTATCATCCTCTTGAAAACGTTTTATATTTTTCTGTCTTTCTTCCGATGGTGTCAAACCATAATAGTCTACATAACAATCATGACCAAACTCGTCCACAAGTGCATCTATGATTTGTTGTACATCGCTCTGCCAGTGGGCCCAGATAACAGCTTTACCTTCTATCTCACATAACACATCAACCAACTCATCGAGTCTATTGCTTTTTAATTTTTGCACTGTGCCATCATCAGCTTTGAAGTGACCACATGTAATCTGTTGTAGTCGCATCAACTGTGTTAACGCGTTTGCTGTGGTGATCATTTTACCATTTAATATTGCAAGTGCCTCTTTTTTCATCTGTGTGTATACTTTGTTTTGATCTGGTGTAAGTTGTACAACACGCTTCATAAATGTTTTCTTTGGTAGATCTAGACAGTCATCTTTTAATACACGATAAGAGAATGGTTTCAATTTTTCTGATAACTCGCCCAGATTACGGTAACCAACTACAATTTGTACAGATCGTCCACCAAAGTTTGCAGTCTTCATGATAGCATATCTAGTTCTAAATGAATAATAAGAATTATGATCCAAGAGCCAGGGATCAAGGAACTCACACTGTTTATATAAATCTAGTGGTGACTTTGTTACCGGTGATCCTGTGAGTATTCTTTTATATCTTGCATGGACACCAAGCATTACAATATTTTTTGTACGTTTAGCTTCAGGGTTTTTTATAGTAGTAGACTCATCTATTGCCATCATGGTGTTGTGTGAGTTGATAAACTTTGCAGCAAAATCAACACCTTTTTTAGTAGATAATGCCTCAACATTCATACATAAAATGTGTAAGTCTGTTCCTGTTTTAAATAATGTATCCAGATTTTTTTGTTGTTGCTTTGTAATATTAGCTTGCCACAATACAGACACTTTATCTATGTGATCTGGTAAGTGTGTAGGTATCTCAGAGCTATACCAGTTTTTGTATACACCTTTTGGTGCCACAATTAAGACACCATTAATTTTACCTTTGTCATAAAGCATTGCAACATTGTCTATCAATACTTTAGATTTACCTGTACCCATCTCCATAAAATAGGCAAAAGCTTTTTTCTCCCAAGACATTTCTAATGCTTTGAGTTGATGCGCATATGGCTTAGTTTTAAATTTATAATTCATAATTTCTTTCTAGTTGACACTGTATCAAAAACAAATTATATGTCAAGCCATGAAAGATAGAACTATTTATGTCATACAGGAGATACCTGGCACTGCATCTGGAAACCCAAAGATAAATATTATGGGTGCAGCTAAATACGGTGAGTTTAAATTTTTACTTCCTGAATTATCACAAATGATTTTTTCACCTGGTCCATTAATTTTTAAATTAAGAAACCTATTAAAAAATTTTACACAAGACGATTATTTATTATTAACTGGTGATCCTGCAATAATCGGTGTTGCATGTTCTATCGTATCTGATATGACTAACGGCAAATATAATTTGTTAAAGTGGGACAAACAAGAAAGACAATATTACCCAATAGAAATAAATCTATACGAGAAAGGAGAAATAGATGAGTAATGAATTACAAAAAATGTTTGTTGAGGATGCGCCTCAACAAGTAAATGAATTAAATAATGCAGAGACATTATCTAGCCATGTTTTAGAATTACAAAAGCTAGAAGATGAAATTAAAAAGGACGAAGAAAGATTATCACAAAAGAAAGCACAAGCAGATAAACTTTCACAACAAGTGATACCAGAGATAATGGACTCTATGAAATTAAAAACCATGAAATTAAAAGATGGTTCAGCAATAGAAGTAAAAGAAATTTATAGCGCAACAATACCTCTAGATAAAAGAGATGGCGCATTTAACTGGCTTCGAAATAACGACTTGGGTGATGTCATCAAAAATGAGATTACTGTTTCCTTTGGTCGTAACGAAGATAACAAGGCGAGCGAATATGCAAACCTTGCAGAGAGCAACGGTTACCAACCGGTTCAAAAACTTAAAGTGGAACCGATGACTCTCAAAGCACTATACAGAGAGCGGGTCGAAAAGAATCTTGACCTGCCCTCTGAACATTTCAACCTGTTTAAGGGAAACAAAACAAAAATCACAAGGAACAAATAACATGAGTGAAGAAACAAGAGACGTAATAAAAAGATCAACTGGTGAGCTATCTGCTTTGGACTTCGTATCAGATTCAGGAATGGGTCTAGAAAACGTAGACAAACAAGATCTAGCCTTACCTTTTTTGAAACTGTTACAATCAGGATCAGATGAAACTAAAAAGAAACATGCGAAGTACGTAGATGGTGCAGAAGCTGGTATGTTTTACAATACAGTCACTAAAAAATTATACAATGGTGAAAAAGGAATAGAAGTTATTCCTGTGTATTATAAGATGACATACCCAGAGTGGGCACCTTTTGAACGTAGAGAAGGTAGACCTGTGCATAATGACAGAGGACCTGGTATTATGGCAAAAGTAACTCAAAATCAAAATAACAAAGACATGTTAGATAATGGGAACGAAATTATCAAAACTGCAAATCACTTTGTTATTATTAATGGAGAGAGACCAGAGAAAGCTTTGATGACTATGAAGTCAACACAGCTTAAGGTTAGTAGACAATGGAATTCTCTAATGGAGAATGAATTTGAAAACGATCCTAAAACAGGAAAATCTTTACAGGCACCAACGTTTTCTAGAATTTATAGATTATGTTCTGTAGAAAACTCAGGTAGTTTTACTTGGCATGGTTACAATGTGTCTATGTTAAAAAAAGTAGACAATGCCGGCCTATATCAAATGGCTAGAGATTTTTATAACTCTTTAAGAAACAGTCACAATAAATCGGTGGCTGAATCACAAGAGGACTCTAACTACTAATTCTACCTCTATGGAGGAGATAGGGGCGGCAAAGCGAGAGTGGAGCCGCTCCGACCCGGGATCTTATGGTTGAAAAATTTATAGAGATTTTTACTGGATATCAAGGTGATTTTGGTATCGCTGACATGTCTTCAGCACAATTAGACACAGATAAAAATAAACTTAAACCAAACTATGAGTGGGCTGGTAGACCTATTACACAAGGTGACTATCGAGATCACATAGCAGGTAAGATATCAATTGGTATACAACCATGTAGACTAGATAAAACAGTTCAGTTTGGTTGCATTGACATAGACTCAAAAGACTATGCTAGTTTTAAAGTAGAAAACTATCTAGCATTGTTTCAACAATTTAAATTACCATTAGTGCCATTGTTATCTAAAAGTGGAGGACTGCATTGTTATTTGTTTTTAAAAGAACCAATACCAGCTGTCGATCTAATCTCGGCATTAAAATCTTTTTTA